CACAAAACTTAATGCAGCACTACTTTTCATTATAGCAATCGATTTATTATATTCAATTACAGCCGGAATTTCCTGAATTAAGTTCCTTATGACACGAGGTCGTATGTTCGTTCCTCTTTTAAGCTCTTTCAATATAACAATCACTTTATCAGGCGTTACTGGGTCATCACTAGATGAGCCGCTTAAAGCTGACCTTGAGATTAGCTCTCTGACTGAAGATATACCAGAGGTATCAATAAGACTAGTTTGCAGTAAACTACCATTTAATAATGCTTGTTCAGCATACTTCTCTTTTGATAAGTTATCTATTACAGTCTCAGCAATTGAAGTGGCTATTCCATTGTATCTAGATGAGATTAACTCTATATCTGCAGCAAATTCTGATATTTGCTCAATAGCAGTAATAGATGCCATCTCTGTGATAGAAGGTACTCTAAAACCTCCGCAAGAAAACGGTATCAAAGTCATAACAGCAAGAGACCTTGAATCTGCTCTTAGGTTTAATCTCCTAATCGTTCTTACAGTTAAATAAGTATTTAGTAAGTTCATTGTAACTAGAGGTCCACCTGCTTTAACAACTGCACTACACTGTGAATTCCAAAGCTCAACCTTATCTGATATTGTTTCTAAGCCTGGAGTTATCTTCCTCTTTCCAACTGACATTAGTTCTTTGACCCAAGTAGAAATAATGCTACCTTTCTCTCCATAAACACCAAGATACTCCATAAGTTCATAGGATGCTGAAGTCTTATCAAAATGGAATATAAGACCATAATCTTTAAATACTTTCTGTATGGTGATCAACTTATCTTTTATATTCTCGCTAGTTCCATCAACAAACAATCTAAGTAAACCATCATCGCTGTATACAGCAAGGACTCCTTCAACTCCAGTTGACTGACTTGCAATATCCATTACGACTCTCATAGCTAATGTCCACAAGAAGTTAAGGAAACCTTCAAACCCACCTTTAACTCCAGCAAATGCTTGACTATAACCTCTAGTGTTGTGATATACCACAGCTGCTTTGAAGAACAAGTCAACTCTGCTCATCCAGTCCTCACCAGATAATTCGGACAGGATCCTACCTAGAATCCTTATTAGTATTGGAGGAAACCTTCTAGAGAATTCACTCATGTCAAATGAGATAAAAAGTGTACTAAGTTCGCCATCCATGCCTTGAATATAGCCAGTAAATGCATT